ACGTGCGGCGGAGAGTCCAACTGAACCCGAAAAAACCGTTCCAACCGTGGAGGTATCTATCATGGAACAATCTCAGGAAGCGGTACGGCAGGAGACTCTTTCTACGTACCAAAAAGATATTGGCGAGATCCTTGATCTTGCTGCCCGTCACAACCAACGCAAGCTCGCTGATGATGCGATTCGCAACGGTTATTCATTGGCCCAGTTCCGTGGCCTTCTCCTCGAGAAGATCGCTGACAAGCCATTGGATGTCGCTGACGTTGAGCTGACTCAAAAAGAGCAGCGTTCATACTCTTTGATGCGTGCTATCCGTGGCATGGCGACTGGCAAATTCGATGGCTTCGAGCGTGAAGTTTCAGAAGAGTTGGCCAAAGTTCATGGCAAAGATGCGCGTGGTTTCTATGTCCCGCACTCAATCTTTAAGCGCGACATCTTGACCAGCTCACCAGCGTTTGGATCTAACCTTGTCCCAACGGATCACTTGGCGGATGAATTCGTCGATGCTCTGCGTGAGACTTTGGTGATCTCTAGCTTGGGCGCACGCATGATGTCAGGCCTGAAGGGCGACGTTGCAATCCCTGCGCTGAATGCTAAAACTGGCGTTCAATTCGTGGCAGAGAACAACTCACCTAACGAAGGCGCTCCAACATTCCGTCAAATCACGATGTCGCCTAAGACATGCGCTGGTTTTGTGGATATCTCTCGCAAGCTGATGATGCAGTCTGATCCATCCGTGGAGCAGATCTTGCGTCAGGACATGGTCCAGCAGTTCGCAGCGAAGATGGATGATGTTGCCATCGAAGGCGGCGGAGCTAATGAGCCAACTGGTATCCTTCAGACCAGCGGAATCGGTGCTGTTGTCATGGGTACTAACGGCGACGATATCACTTACGCCAAGCTTGTTGAACTTGAGCGCGAAGTTGCTATCGACAACGCATTGACTGGACGTCTGTCCTACCTCACCAACCCGAAAGTCGTTGCTGCAATGCGTCAGACTTCACGTCAGACTTCGGGCGTTGAAGGCAACTTCATCCTGAACGACACCAACACTTTGTTGGGCTACTCAGTAGCATCAACAAACTTGGTGCCATCTGACCTGACCAAGGGCACATCAACTGGCGTATGTTCTGCGGTCATCTTCGGAAACTTCTCCGACCTGATGATCGGCATGTTCGGCGGCTTAGATATCCTTGTTGATCCGTACACCGGTTCTTCTACTGGTGCAACGCGGATTGCAATGTATCAGGACATGGATGTGGCAGTTCGCCATGCTCAGTCCTTTGCAGCTATCAAAGACGTCACAACTTCGTGATGATCTGAGAGAGAGGCC